CCCATATATCCAATACCACTAGTGGCAGTTGCTGTTGTACCAGCAGCAGGGCTTCCAGTTATGGTTCCTGTAAATGTTGGACTAGCAGTTCCAGCTATATTGTCGTAAGTTGAACCATCATTAGTGAATTGCCATTTGTCTGTTGTTTCATTCCAACTAATTAAAACATTTGTAGAAGTTCCTCTTTCAACTTCAATACCAGCATTTAAAGTAGGAGAGCTAGTTTCACCAGAATTAAGCATAATGAAATTATCTTCAACATTAAGATTGGCAGTATTAAGAGTAGTAGTATTTCCACTAACAGTTAAATCACCAGTAACTGTGAGGTTATTAGAAATAGTTATGTTTGAAGCAAGAGCTGTTACACCAGCATTTGTAATAGTGATATCACCAGAAACTGCCGTATATGTAGCAACTCCAGTAGAGTTTGCTAATAAAATTTGCGCAGAACTGCCAGAGGCAAGTTTTGTCAGTGCAATAGCAGCATTAGAATTAATATCAGCGTTAACAATTGTATTTGCAACAATCTGCACATTACCTGTATTATCCCAGCTAACATCTCCAGAAGGAGTTACATATGTTGCAACACCAGTAGCATTAGCAAGAATTACTTGAGCAGAAGAACCAGAAGCTAGTTTTGAAAGATCAATCGCTGCAGAGGTTGAAACATCAGTATTAGAAATGGTTCCGTCTAAAATCATAGTGCTTGTAACTACACCAGTATCACCAGTAGTTACAATTTGACCAGATTCAGATAGAGATTGATTTTGAAGGTTAGGCATATTCTACACCGCTAATTGTAAATGTAACAGCGTTAGCCGTAACTTGATCTACATAGATTTTACTATTAGCAGGTATAACGATTGATGTATTATAATACACAACATTATTTGCCAATACAGTAACATTGCTTACTACCTTATTATTAGCAGCAGCAGATGCCGCCCCAACAAGAATATGGATACTACATACAGCATTAGATGAAGTTGTATTGCATAGATTAATATTTTTAATAATTGAATAGTTCCCAACTGTATTTGCTGTTGTGTAAGCATCTATAGCTGATCCACTTCCTATATAAAAACTTTTTGGTGTTAAATTAGCCATATTATACCCCCATCCAAACAAGAACTTCGTTATCGTATGTTGTTGTATTCATATCTTGAATAACAGCTGCATCAAGAACATGGTCTACAAATGATCCAGAAATATGACCATTAGCAACTGTGCCGTCATAACCTCGCTCTGCTACAGTAAGTGTATTAGATGCTCTTGAAGAAATTAAAATTTTTTCTTCGGATGGATTACCACGATCTAAAACGACTACAAACGGATTGATACCAGTCGGGTATGTTGAACCATCAACAATTGAAATTGAAGAAGCGGTATTGTTAATACTAGCAGAAAGACTTGTCCTGAGTACTGCGCCATTAAATTCTCTCCTCAGCATGCTAATCTCCTAGTCAATGCTGATGTCAAGATCGCCTGTTGCGATTCTTAAAGTATCCCCAGCATCTGTTGTTTTGTTCGTTGTAAGGGTTCCCCACAATAGTAAGTTCCCAGATGTAATTGCATCAAAAATACCAATAGCTACAGTTGTAGCCGCAGGCATTCCCGTAAAGTCAATATTAGCACTATTGGATGTTGCACCACTAGATGCAGCAGCAAAAGTTGCAGGCTGTCTAGCATACGAACCGCCAGTTACCTGTGTTCCACCGCCTGTATCATCTGGAGCAACTGTGTACAAAGCAACATAGACAGTGGTTGGCATAGTATATGCGGTTGTGCCTAGAAAGTGATCAAGTAATTCGTTCTCTAGATAGTCTGAAAGATTCCCTGCCATAAATTAGCCCTCCAAGTTATTATAATACATTTCCTTTTCTTCGTCATTAGGTAATCTGAAATTAGAAAGTCTTAAAAGTAAATTTCCTTCTGCAAAAGAGACTTCTCTCATTGGAGATTCTCTTGTAAATCTAATTCCTGCTCCCGTTGTATAGCCCATTCCACTTTCAAAATAAATCACAAGGGACTCAGTATCACTAGAAACGGCTGCTAACTTAACAGACCGCTCCGTTTCTTTTCCGTCATCAACCAAGCCATCATTATCGCCATCAGTAGGAATTACTTCTTTTTTAACTGCAGCCTTCTTGGCTGGAGCCTTCTTGCGAGGGGCTGCTGTTTCAGTTGTAACTACATTATCTCTGTTTACCATAAACCATCCTATTCTATAGACTATTACATCCAGTATAACATGAGAGAGGGTGGAGAGTGATTACTCACACTCCACCCTTTCTACATTAATTATTTATATTAAAGAGTGCGCAGTTTAACATTCTTTGCAAGAACATAAGAAGCGAGGTTCTCAATGTTGTTTGCAACACGCATAAACTGTGTGTACTCAATTGTGTCAGTCTTTGGTTGGAACTGACGGTAGAGGGTGATGTCACGATGGATACCAATAACTCTATTGTTTGGGAATGTTAATTCAACATAACCATGTGAACCAGCAGCGGCTGAATAGTCACCCGTAACTGTTTCTGGCATGAGTGGAATTTCCACCAATGGAATACCATAAGGAGAGATTCCAGTAGCACCTGGACCACCGTTTGCACGGATTGAACCATTCAAGAATGCTTGCTCACCATATGTTGATGCTGGGGCTGCTGCTCCAGATGTTGCTGCTGTTGCCGAGTTAGGGTTCTGCAAGCTGAAAGATGTGTCTTGCACAACTGCCGAGCCTGAGAAGAACCGCAATTCGTTACGGCGTTGCAAATACTTGCTTGGCATGTTACGAAGAATTCTGTCGTAGGTTGCACGGGAAACATTGTTTCCTGCTTCATCAACAACAGTTCCGCCTGCAAGAGATAGCTTACTGAAACCATCAAGAGCCTTCAAAAGACCATTGTTAGATGATGTGTTGCCATTAATCAAAAGATCGTCAAGATCGTTTGCTGTTTGGCGAGCCATCATTTGTGCAAGGTGATCTTCTAACGAAGCACCCTCAATGTTGTCCTCTAGCGACTCTGTGCTCAATTCCCAATCCAAACGAAGCTTTACGCTGTTCAGCGAAACTTTAGAAAAAGTTACCGCTGCGTTTGAACCAGTGTCACTGGCTTCTGTTGCTTTTGCCATAATTCTTGTACCGACTGACACCTTATCAATGTCAACCTGAGGTGTGCGCATGCGCACAACTCTTGAACTCTGCATCAAAGTTGATTGATCTACTACGAAATCAATAAAACGATTTGACTGTTCTGCATTAAGGAGACCACCGATAGAGCTTACACCGCTACCCGAGTTCACCACTGCCGTTGTTACTTCATTAGCTTTTGCTAAAATTTCATTTTGTGTTGCCATATGATGATCCTCCCTTATGACCTATAACCCAAAGAGCTAATTAACTCTTGTGGTAAATACATATTGCTCCAGAATGACTTTGGTGCGGACTTAACAAGCTCCTCACCATCTTCATCATCTTCTGGGTCAACGCTTTTCTTAACAGCGCCTGCTTGAGCGAATTCCTCAACCTTTGCTGTTTGAACCTCTAAGGCTTTCTCAGTTGTCTCCAACTTCTCAGCCAATTCAATTTTCTGATCCTCAACGCTCTTTGTTACAGCCTCAATTTTAGCATCAACATTCGCTTCTACTTCTTGTTTAAATGAAGTTGCGAAGTCGGTAAGCTTTTGATCAATGACTGAACCAAGGGCTTCTTTAAGAACTTCAATATCCATATCTTGTTCCTCCACTTGTTCAACAATCACATCCGCTTCTGTTGAAGCTTCTGTATCCTGCTCGGACTTTTCTAGTCCTAAATTATCAATTGGACCTACCCAATTAATAAACTTCTTAATAAATGACATCTTGTTATCTGTCAAAGAATTATCCATAGGGATTACACTATCATATTTTTCTAAATTTTGCAATTCCTTATCAACATTAATTTCACAATTACATGATTTTTCTACTTCCATAACAATCTCCTCGTATAATTCATCCAAGAGCATATCAATAATATCATTATCAACATTATCAGTTGCCATTGTAAAATCTTCTTCAATTGATTCTGCATAACCCGAACTCTCAATAATGTCTAGCAGAGAATCAAGTAAGGAGTTATCAAAATCATTTTCCGAAACACTCTTCTTCTTAGTGTTGGCATACCTTTCCAACAACCTACGACCTTTGGCTGCAAGAGCAGCGGCATCTGAAGAGTTCTGTGGAACTGGCTCACCCCATGCGGCGGCAGAAAGAGCTAAGCGACTAGGCTCGCCATTTGGCTTCTTCATTGGTCCAGAAGGGTTTGTAAAAAATCTTGTTAAGAAAGAACCTTTGCGGCGCATTTTCTCTGGGGTATTGGCAGCTCCACGGACACCTGGCTTTAGGTTTGCACCTTCTGTTTGTTTAAAATGCCTTCTACCAGCAGCAGTCAACCCACCCTTTGGGTCTTTTAATGGTTGTTTTGCTTTTTCAATTTGGCAATCCAAATCGCAATCAAGAGCGTAATTCAAATCCCCAACATTATTCATTTTTACTAAATCAATTGTTGCCATAGCATTTGCTGGATTATCCACCAAACTTAATTCACCAAGATCGTATTCTTTAATAATAGAAATTGGTCTGCCATTATGCATCTTGCCTTCCATGACTTCTTTCTTTGTAATGCGACCACCGATTGAAAAGGCACGAAGTGTTCCATCAAGAACTTTTTGCCAAGTAGCCTCGGCACCTTTGGAGATATAAGCTTCCACTTGAATAGCGTTATACTCTTGACCATCCTCGCCTTTTAACTTTAAAGGTTTGTAACTAATGGCTTTTCCAACAGCAATAGGGGCATGCATTTCACGAATGTTGCCTTGCCAGTTTTTAAAAGCAATCTCTGATGCTGCAAAATCAACAATATCATTAGACTTATCAACATTGTCAGCTGTAGCAACACCGCATACAATGCGCTGCTCTGTCTTAATCATTGTGATTGGAAATGAAAAATTAAGATTGTCCATAAAGATAGTGAACCCTAGTATAATACATTATTATAATGCAAGCAAATTATGCAACTGCATATACAGCAAGTGTAACGGCTGCTGTCATAACTTGAAAACTTGTAAAATCACCTTCAACCTCAACATAACCGCCGCCGCTGTTAATTGCTGGAATTACCACTTGATGTGGACCACCATTTAACTTAACCGTAGCATTTGTTGTAGCATGGGTATTATAAAAATGTATGCATTTAGTGTGACCATTAGTAGATACAACGCCCGATGCGCCGCTCGTACTAGTCACTGCTGTATCGGAAAAAATAATTCCAGCTCCGTAACTCATTAAGAACCTCCTGTGGTATCTTGTACTTCACCTCTCTCCGCCTGATCCCCAGACGCTCTTGGGTCACTAGAACCTTGACGAGTATCTGATATTGCATTTCTTGGCTGAGAGGAAATATTGTTAGAATTGCCCGCTGGCGCTCCTGGTCCAGCAGATTCTTTTTTAATCTTTGTTGGGAAAGGCAATGGTTCATCGCCATCTGTTCTTTCTGGTAATCCAAGTTGTTGACGAACTTCGTTTG